TGAAATTAACAGGTAATTTTAGCAAGTCAGAATTTGAATGCAAGTGTGGTTGCGAAATGCCTAATGATGTATTAGATAATATTAAGTTGTTAGCGATACAGTTACAGACAATTAGAGAGTACGTAGGGCAACCAATAAAAATAAATAGTGCATATAGATGCCAATTGCACAATAGTATCATAGGAGGTGTTAAAACAAGCCAACACATATTGGGTAAGGCTTCGGATATTACTATAAACACTTTTACACCTGATGAAGTTGTATACATTATTGAAAACTTATTAGTAAATGAAATGTTAGGTTCTTTTTATATTGGTGGTTTAGGTAGATACAACACATTTACACATTTAGATATTAGAAGTTATAAAGCACGTTGGGATAATAGAAAATAAATATGGAAATTAATTTAGTATTATTAGCACCAAACGCAATGTTAGCAGGTTGGCAATATTTTAAACCTGAAAAGGGTTTTGAATTTAAAGAATTTAATTTATTTATAGTATTTTTTCAAATACAATTAAGATGGTCAACAGATGAATAAGATACTAAATTGGTTTACAGGTGGTGTAGTTAAAGAAATAGGAAAGGTTATAGATAATCTATTTACTTCAGAAGAAGAACGCTTAAAAGCCAAGAATGAAGTATTTAAAGTACTACAAGAACAACAATTAGAATTACAAAAATTACAGACAGAAATAATATTAGCAGAAGCAAATGGTAATTGGTTACAAAGAAGTTGGCGACCTATACTAATGTTAGCTTTTGGATTTATAGTTATTTATGTAAAGTTTATTGCACCATTATTTAGTTTACCTATTCCACCTTTAGAGAATGAATTTTGGAATCTTTTACAATTAGGTATTGGTGGTTATGTGGTTGGTAGAAGTGCTGAAAAGATAGCAAACAATATTACAATTAAAAAATAAACATAATTATTCTCTTATACAAGTAAATATTTTTTGATAAAGATGTTTTGCTAATATTTTTTGATAAATATATATTTTATATGTTACAAGCCAATTATTAAAAAGTAATGATTTAGTTTTATTATGGGATAAATTTACAGGTTTGATTTTTGGAAATTGCTATATTCAACATTTATTATTTTTATACTTATTAACAAACCTTATTTATTAGGCTTGTAAACAACTTTATTGTTTGCATTGTAAATGTATGTTGTATATTTACATAAGAGATTGATTACCTCTTTTATTCCTTGTTTTTATTCATAACTTGTTTTTTTAAATAGAGGTCAGAAATGGCTTCTATTTTTTTTTATATTTATTTTAACAAAATTTTAACATTTCAAATAGTTGCTAAACTAAAAAGGTGTTGTAAGTTTGTACCATAATCAAAAACAAATATTATGACAAAGCAATATCAAATACAGGAATATATCAAAAGAAACGTTCAAAAAACCAAAGATGAATTAGGAAACACAGTATGGGCAACATACGATGCAAGAGAAGGCGATAATTTTTATTCTGAAACTTACCAAGAAGCGGTTAGTATATTTGTTAGAAATTGGGATAACTTAACTGAACAAGAAAAAAACAACTGTTAAAAATAAATATTATGAAAGAAACACTATTAATTTTACAGGAATACGCAAAGGCATCTGATAACTTATGGTTACACCATAAAATGCAAAGGTTAGAAACTGAAATAAAAATAGAAATATTAAATGCAGAAATAGAAATCATAAAACAATTTTAAATTATGGAAGAATCAGATTGTTGTGGTGCTGAAAGATGGCACGGAACAGACCTTTGTAGTGATTGTAAAGAAAATTCAGAGTTTAACGAAACAGAAGAATAATATGAAAGTAAATGAAACCGCTTGGGTTAACTTAAAGAAGCAAATAGAAATGCATTTAGCAGAAGACCCAAATTTAACAGATGTTGCAATTAATTATCAAGTAAAAATACCAACTTTTGGAACACGTAACTACTTAAACTTAAATGTTTCAATTAACAAATAAATTTTAACTATATTTACAAAAATAAAAACAATTAAAAATGAACAATTTAAACAAAATTCAAGCCGAATTAAAAGCACCAAAGAACCAAAGAAATAATTTTGGTAAGTACAATTACAGAAGTTGTGAAGACATCTTAGAAGCAGTTAAACCGCTTTTAGATAAATACAATTGTACGCTTACAGTTTCAGATGAAATAAAGCAATTAGGAGATATTATCTTTGTAGAATCAATTGCAGTTATATCTGATGGAGAGAACCAAGTACATACAAAAGCACAAGCGGGTATAGACCCAAACAGAAAAGGTATGGACATTGCACAAAGTTTTGGTAGCAGTAGTTCGTATTCAAGAAAGTATGCCTTAAATGGCTTATTTTTAATTGATGACACTAAAGATGCTGATAGTACAAATACACATAATAAAGCACCTAAAAAAGCTGAGCCAATAACAGATAAAGAATGGCTCAATAAAGGTACTGCAGAATTTACAAAAGTAATAGCATATTTAAAAAACGGTGGTACACTTGCAAACGTTGAAAAGAAATACAAAGTTTCAAAAGAAACAAAAGAATTATTAACTAAATAGAAATTAAAATAAACCAATTAAAATTAGAATTATGAGCAACAAAAGTTATTTATTAGGAGATGTAGAATTACAGTTAGAAGAAATTAAAAAGTTATCTCAATACTTTGAGAGTATTTTAACTTACAATTCACAAAAGGAGTTAGTACCAAAGAAAGATGAAAATGGTAAAGAGTTGAAGAAACTTAAATTAAACTTTTCAATCTTTGAAGAAGGTAATTATGGTAAAAATGTTTCTTTCACAATTCCCCAAACAAAGGAGCAAAGGGAAAACAAAGAAAAGAAGCGTTATGTGGCAAATGGTAAAATCTATTATGCTTCGGATGAGTTGCAAGGCTTTGTTCAAAAGACTGAAACAAAAGCAGATGTTCAGGAAGAAGTTGTAGATTTACCATTCTAATTTACATTTTCAACTAACCAAATAAAAAGGGGGTATTCATTGGGTTGCCCTCTTTTTTTATTTAAAATTTATAATTAATTATGTGGCATTATAAAGGAACACAAATAAAAGACAGAACAGATTTACCAACTGATGCAATAGGGTTCGTTTACAGGATACATAACCATCAAGAAAGCAAATACTACATAGGTAAGAAGATACTGCTTAATAAACGAACTAAACCACCATTAAAAGGATATAAAAGAAAGAGGGTTGATTACGTTGAAAGCAATTGGTTAAAATATACAGGAAGTAATGCAGAAACAAAAAAATGGTTGATTGAAGATTGTTACAGAGAAATAGTCTACATTTGCTATAATCGAACAATGATGACTTATCACGAAACAGCATTACAATTCCAAGAAAAGGTTTTAGAAACTGATAAATTTTTAAACGATAATATTTTAGGTAAATTTTTTAAAGCAAGAATAATCAAATACAAAGAAGATGAATCAAAACACAACGACAGATGATAGTAAGGAAGTTAAAAGAATGGAAATGGAGTTGCTTTATAGTGATGCCTATGTTGACATTTCAGAAGAAGTAAAATATCCACCTGTTGCAATTTCTTGCGGTTCTTATTCAGAACAAAATACAGATGGAACAAGCACACAATACCAAATACCAATCGGAACTTACGGAAACTTTAGCTTTGTACAAGCACCTCCAAAAGTTGGTAAGAGTTTTTTTACAAGTTTACTAACATCTGCTTACTTAGGCGGTGGTAATAAATTTACGGGAAAAATAAAAGGACATAGAAAAGGCAGAAACGTAATTCATTTTGATACAGAACAAGGTAGATTTCACGCTCAAAAGGTTTTCAGAAGACCAATAATTATGAACGGTTTAAAAGCAGATGAAAAATATTATACCTATGCTTTAAGAAATATGAACCCAAATGACAGAATTGATTTTATTGATTATGTTTTAGAAAATACTTTAGACGGTAAAAATATAGGCTTAATTATAATTGATGGGGTAGCTGATTTAGTTTCTGATGTTAACAATTTGGAGCAATGTTCCTACGCAGTTCAAAAATTAATGTCTTGGACAGATTTGTACAAATGCCATATTGTTACAATTATACATTCAAATTACGGGAGCGACAAACCCACAGGACATTTGGGGTCTTTCCTCGAAAAGAAAGCAGAAACACAAATTAAACTTGAAAAGAACCACGTAAACAAAGGTTGGGTAAGTGTTGAATGTAAAAGAAGTAGAAACAGAAGTTTTAAACCTTTTAGCTTTTTAATAAACGAAAATAGTTTGCCTGAGTTTGTTAATGATGACTATGAATTTTAATTATGAAAAAATGTGCAAAGTGTAAAGTAGAAAAGGAGATTACTTGTTTTGGAAAAAGAGCAGATAACAATGATGGGCTTATGCATCAATGTAAAGAGTGTAGGAAAGAATTTCAAAAAGAATATTATAAAAAAAACAAACACAAAGCAATAAAATACTACGAAAATAATAAACAAAAAATTAAAGAATACAGAAAAAATAATAAAGATAAACTCAAAGAATATATCAAAGAATACAGAAAAAATAATAAAGATAAACTCAAAGAATACAAAAAAAACAACAAACAAAAAATTAGAGAAAAAAATAAAGAATACAGAAAAAACAACAGAGTAGGAATCAATGAGTATCAAAAAAAATACAACAGCACAAGGCTCAAGGAAGACCCATTGTATAAAATGAAAAGTAATTTAAGGTCGAGAACATATAAAGCATTTAAGCATAAAGGTTACTCTAAAAAAACAAAGACACAAGAGATGTTAGGAATTGATTGGGAAATAGCAAAGAAGCATATTGAAAGACAATTTACAAAGGGGATGAATTGGAGCAATCAAGGGGATTGGCATATTGACCATATAATACCATTGTCATCAGCAAACACAGAAGAACGTTTAAAAAAACTTTGTCACTATACTAATTTACAACCATTGTGGGCGGTTGATAATTTAATTAAAAGTGATGTTATTAACGGGCAACAAAATAAGTTTAGATTTTAAATATATTATAGTATATTAGCTATATGGAAAATTGGAAAGAAAAAGATTTATTTGAATGGTTATCAACTAATCATTACAAGACTTTAGTAAATAGTAAAAACCCAATTTCAAGATGGGATTGCTACGATATTGAAACACAAAGCAGAATAGAATTAAAGTGTAGACGTAAACATTACGATACATTAATCTTAGAAAAGAAAAAATACGATGCTTTAATATTAGAATCAAATAAAAATTTAGATATACCAATTTACATTAATAGCACACCAAGCGGTATTTATTTATTCAATCTAAATGAAATAGATGTTAAATGGTTTACAAAATCACTACCCGCAACAACAGAATTTAAAAAACGCATTTGGGTTAAGAAAGAAATTACAGAATTAGAAGTAAGTAAATCAATCAAATTAAAATAAGACAATGGAATCAATCACACTATTAAACAAGGAAGTATTTAACAAAGAAGAAATATTAGTTCAAATGATGGATGATACCTTTTACTATGGGTATCTCGGTAAAAATGCATTATCTTCTTCTTCTTGTAAAAGTCTTTTAGAATCTCCCGAAGCATACGTTGAAATGTTAAATAAACCACCAAAGGAGAAAGAACCACAACCTTTTAGAGATGGTAGGTTAATACATTTGTTAAGTTTAGAACCACATAGAATTGAAGAACTTACAATTATAGAAAGCACCAAAGGAAGTAAGGCTTATAAATTAGCAGTTGAAGAACAATTACCACAAACCGTTTACACATTAGCTGAATTAAATAGGTGTAAGGCAGTAGCAGAAGCGGTGTTAAACAATAAAGATTTTAGTAGATTAGTAAAGGATGCAGAGTTTGAAATACCTGAAATTGGCTATTATAACGGTTTGCCATTTAGAGGAAAAGCAGATATACTTTTACAAGGTGTTGTGGTAGATTTAAAAACTACAAGTGATATTACACAGTTTTCTGAATCTGCTTTAAAATTTAACTACGATTTACAATGTGCTTTGTACTTAGAGTTGTTTGGAGCATTTGAATTTAACTATGTTGTTGTAGACAAAAGAACAAAAGAAGTTGAATTTATTACTTTATCAGATGAATTTATTAAAGGTGGTTATGAAAAGTTAAAAATAGCTACTGATAATTATAAAAAGTATATTGACAATAAAGAATATTATGATACAAATTACGCTAATAACTTAGAACTTTAAATTATGGAAAAAGAACAATGTAATAGATTAAATTCAGTTGCTTATAATAGTTGTGTTGACAGTTATTATCAAACAGAAGACAGGAATGATGTTTACGAATATTGGCTTTATTTATTAGAATCTAAAAGATTTTGTGAAGCAGACGGAGTTGAAAAAGCATTAGAATTAATTGTGCTAATTGAAGATTTAAAGATAGATGGCAAAGACAAAGAAGAAGATTGTAGTTAAAAATTGCAATTACGATGCAATGAGGTATTGCTTTAAAAAAGGCTTTAGAATTTATCCAAAAGTTTCAGGTTCTAAGTTCAAAGTAGTTTATGCAATTGGTAATAAAATCCAATACTATATGAAAGGCAAAGAATTTGATGCACAAGAATCATTTCAGGCGGTTTGGGATTTATATACAAAGATTTACGAACACGATAAAAACAAATAAAATATGAATAGTTTAGAAAAATTATTAGAATTAATAAAAGAATTTAATAAAGAGTTAAGCAAAACAGAAGACAGAAAAAGTATGCCTGTTTACTCTGGAGTGCTTACTTATTTCCCTGATGCATTGAAAGAAGTTTCTAAATGCAGTTTAGCAGGACAAAAACAACACAATCAAGGGAATAAATTGTATTGGGATAAAAATAAAAGCACAGACAACGCAGATGCATTAGTTAGGCATTTAATAGACCACGATACTAATCCAATTGATAATGATGGTATATTGCATTTAGCAAAGGTAGCTTGGAGGGCGTTAGCAACATTACAAATATATTTAGATAGTAAGCAGTAAAAACGTTTATAAAGTGAGAATACAGGGTAGCAATTAGCTATCCTTTTTTTTTGCTTAAATTTCATTCAAATGTTAAAGTTTTGTTAAAATCTGTTAATAGATAGTTCATAAACTAAAAAGAGGTTGTATCTTTGATATATAATTAAAAACAAACAAGATGAAAAAAAGCAAACAAGACCAAGTTTTATCAAACAAAGTACACGCAGTAGTAATGTGCGTAATAGTAATAATATTAATAACAATAAATATATAATTATGAAGAAAGTAATAGAGTATTTTTTAGAAGGTATTGTTTATTTTGTAATGACTTCTTTAGTTATTTATATGATACTAATGTTTTTGTCTATGATTATTAAACTATTTAAAAACTAATTATGAAAGAAGAAATTAAATTAGCTATTCATTCAATCCAACCATCTTACGAAACAACAGGTAGTTATCGTTATCCGCTTCCTAATGAGATAACTTTGTATTCTGATAGTAGTGCTTATCTTATAGATTTAAACCTTAAAGAGAGCGTTTTAAATGCAGAGATTTGGCAAGGCGAAGAATGGATAGAACTAAATGAAGAAGATATTGATTTTATTTACACTTACTTAAATGCTTTGTTAGAAGAAGAAATAGAATTAACAAAAAGATATTATGAAGAAGAAAGGTATGAAGAACAAACAACCTACTTTATAAGATAAGATTAGTTGTAATAATTTAAACAAAAATATAATAAATATGAAAACACCAAATTTAGATAACGAAATTGATAGGCTAGAAGTTTATAAAAGTAATGACATTTTAAGTGAACAAGGAGAAGATTTGCTAAAAGAGTTTAAAGAGATAAAAGAGCAATTATCTTTAAACAGTGTTGTAAAATCGTTTTATTGCCCCCAAGAATCTTTTAAAAGTAAAGATATATGTGTTAGCCAATGTGATACTTGTAAGTACATAAACCAAGTGCAATAATATGTTTTACAACGAATAGGAATATGATTAGTGCGAATTAATAACTAAAAACTTATAAAAAATGAATTTAATAAACAAATATTAACCTTTAAAAAAGACCATAAAAGCACTTAAATTTATACGGTGTTGTGTGGCGTTATTATTATGGCAAAATATAGAATTAAAAAGCACGGAAATTTTTACTCAACAATTTTTGAGGTGCAAAAAAAAGTTTGGTACATACCATTTTGGTACAACTTTAATAATATAGATGTAATGACTACGGGTTTTTACGGTACTAAAACAGAAGCCTTAGAAGCAATTGAATGTAACCGATTTAAAGACAAAAGTATATTAATAAGCGTGGACTAATGACATATAACGTTGAGTATATGGTTTGTGTGCCATTAAACTACACTTGAAGTTAAAAATAAATATTAATTAGGCACATTAACTATATACATTGTTAGTTGCTTTTAAAATTACGGAATTATGGCTACAGTTTATAAGATAGAATTAACATCTCACTGGATTAATTATACAGAAAAAGAGTTGGCTGATAAAATAAAAAAACTATTAAAAGAAGACGAAAAGAAAAACGAATATTCAATAGAAGTAAAAAGGCAGTAATTTTTATTGCTACTAACGGATGCGTATAAAAACAGTAACGGATTAATAATTTAAAAATATAAATATGAGGACAGTAATTTTAATAGGAGCAATGATAATTGCAGATGCCATAAACCCTGAAATGATAATAAAGGAAAGTACTACTACTTTTGTAGGTTTCTTAGTTATTGCTTCTATGGCTATGGATTTAATAGATTTTTTTAGAAAAGATAAAAGATAGTTATTGTTTTTATACATTGTTGTAACACGTTTTTAAATGTGATTACAACGTGTTGTATAAGGTGACGTAGCGACTAAAACAGTACGAAATATTGAATAATTAATAACTTAAATAAACATAAAATGAATAAATTTAAAACAATTAAAAGCTATGCACTTTATACGGTGTTGGCTGTATGTGGTTTTGCGATTTGGTATCTAGGAACTTCATTTGTAATACTAGACTTAAATTATGTAAATTGGAAAGAAAGCACAAGATTTCTAGTAATATCGTTGGGATTATTAACAAGTATTGCCTTTGTTGGATTTACTTTTATACACAGAAGATAGCAAAACTATTACTGCCAACACCAAGATAAGAAAGCGTTTCAATGCTTTTTATCAACTGTTGACCAACGTTTTAATGTTGGTAATTAATAATAAAATAAAAAACAAATGTCAAGAGAATTAACAAAGAATCAATTAATAAAAGTAAGTGGTGCAATTTTATCAAGTTACATTAACAATCATTACTTAGAAGAAACAAAACATTGTGGAGTATTTAGGCAAAGCACTAAAAAAAATGTATCAAGAACACTTGAAGATTTATTAAAAATAGAGTTAGAATACTTTGATAATGTTTATGATATTGATGACAAAGAAGTAGGTGGTGCATTAGTTCAAACAAATTTAAAGTTTATAGATGAATTTTTAAAGTTTGATTTCAATGAGTTTAGCAAATTACAAGAAGTATTTGTGGCATTTACAAAAGACCCAAAAAGATTAACAAGTATATCAGATAAAATATTAATAAAATCAGGAGCAAAAAAAATATAATTATGTCAAACAAAAGAACAGATTACAGTAAAACAGAAGCAAATAGAATGCTAAAAGAATTTCAATCACTTTCAGGTGTTGACCCTTTAATATATTCACAAAAGCCAAAGGATGCTTATTTTAGGGCATTACTTTATAAAGTACTAATGGATTTCAATTATATGAATGACAGACAAATTGCAGAGTTCTTTTTAACTAAAGGAATCACAAGAACAAGGGTTGCAGTATTTCACGCAGTTAGTAAAGTAGATATTTATTACTTAAACTATTCAGATTTTAGAGATGTTTATAATGTTTACTTTGATGATAAAGCAGAAGAAAGCAAAGAGTTAGATAATAAACTAATGGAGAAAGCAAAAGATGCTTCTGATAGAGCAGTTCAAAACTTACCACAATTTATAAAAGATGACTTGTATTTTTTAATACATAAATTACCATTAGATAAAAGGAATGAAATATATGAATTAGTAAATTTAAGAGTTAAGTCTTGGGATTGGAAGTCTAAAGACAAATGTGAAATAATAGAAAGTTCTGATGGTATATCTTCAATTGCTTATTAGTAATGATTATAAATAATAAAAATAGTATGCCTTTTATTACAAATTGTGGTTTTAAAAGCATTATATAATTATATTGTTATATTAAGTTTTATGTAATAGCTACATAAAGTATTATCAAAATTGATTAGGTAATAAAAATACAATGATATAAATTTGGGCATACTATATTCTTACCTCAACCCTTGTTAATAAGTACTTATTTTTTTACATTTAAAATAGTTTATATTTATATAAATTATATTATATGCTTGAAAAGATTTATGCTTCACATAATAAATGGATTAACACAACCCTTAAATTTGGATGCTCTAAAGACGAAGCAGAAGATATTGTGGGTAATATGTATCTTATTATTGGAACGATGCTTAAAAAGGGTTTAAACATAGCTTACGGGGATGATGTAAATTATTATTACATCTACTTAACTTTAAAAACCTCATTCTTACAAATGAAAAAGAAACAAACAAAAGAAAATAGTGTACCAATAGATTTAATTGTAGACTTACAATCTTCTGAATACATTGATTTTGATTCAGCAAATGAAAAGGTTCTTGATGAACTTGATAAACTGCATTGGTATGATAGAAAAATATACAATTTGATTCAAGGAGAATATACAATTACAGAACTATCAAAAAAAACAAACATAACTTACCATAGTATTTACAATACTTATAGAAAAGTAAAAGCACATTTAAAAGAAAAACTATGAATGGAATAATAATAATAGTACTGTTAATTTTTATAGTTAAATCTATAAAATACTTTAGAGAATAAATTATGAAATTAGGTAACTTAATAGAACGAATTACATATTATACAGGTATTAAATATATTGTTAAAAAGATATTTGGAAACAATTGTGGATGTGATGAAAGGCAAGAACAATTAAATGATATTGAATTATGGTAAAGACAAGAGAAAATTTAAAATATTACGTAAAATTAATAAGTAAAATACAACGCACTCAAACAGATTCAGATTTTGTACCTACTTACCTTTATGATTATAAAATAATGTTTTACGAAAACAATACAACCGCTTATTTTTGTATTGAAGAAAATGATTTGGAAAATGATTTTAATGATAATGATTTTGATTTTATATTTCATTATTTAAAAAAAGAATATAATTATGGTGGAAGATAAAAAACTTTGGCAAGAAGCAAGGAAAAGAATTACAACTAAAATGGAACGCACAGATTTTAGATTAATGTGCCTTTTACATTCAAGATACTTTAACCATAAATATTCAGAACCTTGTACCTGTAATAAAGTAAGATTAAGACAATGGATTGAGCAATTAGATAATAAATTAAAATAGATATGAGTAAACATAAAATATTAGGTTTGTATGAATTTAAAGATGAATATCAAGTTATAGATTCATTGAGAGGTTATGTTCAGTTTCAAGGAACAAAAGAAGAATGTAAAAAATATATTGAAATAAATAAATAGATATGAAACCAAAGAAACACACAGTAAACGAAAGATTAGCAAGGTTAGAAAAGATGACCTATAAATTAGCATTAGAAATTCATTCAATTGTTAAAGCAATAGAAGCAACACAAGAAGAAACATTAGAAGATGAAATAAAAACTAAAGATTAAAGTATTATATAGTTAGAGAATTAATAATAATTTTATTTAATTATGGAAGACAAAAGAAAAAACAACGGTGGACATAAATCTGCGGGTAGAAAATCAAAGTCAGAGGAAGTACAAATGATTGAAAGATTATCTCCATTAGAACCAAAGGCATTTGAAGCATTAGAAAAAGGAATAGCAAACGGAGATTTTAAATATGTGCAAATGTTTTACAATTACTATGCGGGTAAACCAAAAGAAACAAAAGACATTTCAATAACATCTGAGCAACCTTTATTTGATTTATAAATGTTTCAAAGCACAACTGCAATAAAGAAGCTACACGCTCTTAAAAAGCGTAAGAAAGTAATACAAGGAGGTACGTCAGCGGGTAAAACTTTTGGCATACTTCCTATTCTTATTGATAGATGTATTAGAACACCTTTATTGGAAACAAGTGTTGTATCTGAATCAATACCACATTTAAGAAGAGGTGCAATGAAAGACTTCTTAAAAATAATGATTGCAACAGGTAGGTATAGAGATGGTCAATGGAATAGGTCATCACTTAAATACACTTTTACAAATGGTTCTTATATTGAATTCTTTAGTGTAGAACAACCTGATAAATTAAGAGGTGCAAGAAGAAATGTATTGTATGTAAACGAAGCCAACAACATACCCTTTGAAGCCTATAATCAATTAGCAATAAGAACATCAGGAGATATATGGATTGACTTTAATCCAACTGCAAACTTTTGGGCACATAAAGAAGTTGCAACAGAAGATGATGCTGATTTTATAACACTTACTTATTTAGACAACGAAGCATTACCTGCAACGATTGTAAAAGATATTGAATCTGCAAGAGATAAAGCAAAGGATTCTGCATATTGGCACAATTGGTGGCAAGTGTATGGTCTTGGTAAAGTTGGTTCTTTAGATGGTGTTTGCTTAACAGGTTGGGAAGAAATAAAACTACCCGAAGAAGCAAGACTATTATGTTACGGAATGGATTTTGGTTATAGCAATGACCCAACAACTGTTATTGGTTTATACAAATACAATGATGCTTATATTTTTGATGAGGTGTTATTTCAAAAGAAACTATTAAATTCAGATATATCAAATCTATTTAAAGCAAATGATATAAATGGAATTGTGTATGCTGATAGTGCAGAACCAAAATCAATTGCAGAATTAAGGACTTATGGTCATAAAGTATTGCCTTGTACAAAAGGTAAAGATTCAATTGTATATGGTATTAACTTAATAAACCAAAACAAAATCTACATAACAAATAGAAGTAAGAATTTAATAAAAGAATTACAGTCTTATAGTTGGATGAAAGACAGAGAGGGTAATACTATTAATAAACCTATTGATGCCTTTAACCATTGCATTGATGCTTGTAGATATGCGATTACCTCACAACTTCAAACACCTAACAAGGGTAAATACTTTATTAGGTAATGGATAATAAAGAAATGATTGCAACGGTTGAATGTTACATACACCACAAAACAAATAAACAGATTAGAATAGCACCTATAAAAGCAAAGGATTTATTCTTACTTACAAAGGCTTATGAAAATTGTAAGTCTTTTTTTATAAAACATTAACAAAATAGTATTATATAAATATGAAGATTGAAAAAGATTTAAAAGAAGCGATTGAAATTAGACAACAATTAATGTCTATATATAAAATAGAACTTCATAAAACTTGCAGAAACACTATGCCAGATAAGAGGTTTTTATATGAATACGGTTTACAAATACAGGATTTAGTCCCTACAATTATAACTATGTTTTACAATAAAGGAATTGAAGACCAAAAAAATAAACAAGATGAAGATTGAAATAAACGTACCTACTAACTTAAACGAAATCACTTTAGGACAATATCAGAAGTTTTTAAAGATAGCTGAAAACAATCCTGATGGTAATTTTCTTGATGCAAAGATGATTGAAATATTTTGTGGAATACCTTTATCTGATAGCTACAAATTAAAGATGTCAAGTGTAACTGCAATTATTGATATACTTACAGAGTTGTTAGAATCTAAACCAAATCACAATGAACGTTTTGAAATGAACGGAATACAATATGGTTTTATTCCTGACTTAAACGAAATGAGTTTAGGAGAATACATTGACCTTGATAATAATGCGAGTAAGTGGGAACAGATGCACATTGCAATGAACGTACTTTACAGACCTATTAAAGACAGTAAATCAAATAAATATAATATTGTAGATTATGATGTAAGTAATGCAGAGAAGATGCAAGATATGCCTTTAGGATGTGCAATAGGTAGCCTTTTTTTTTTCTACAATTTAGGGATGGAGTTGTCGAAGCATACGATTCTTTATTCCAACAATCAGCAGGAGATGGAGGGTATTCAAAGTCAGCTAACTTCGCTTCCAAATGGGGGTGGTATCAGTCAATTTACGGACTCGCTAACGGAGATATTGCAAAATTTGAAGATATCACTAAATTAAATATACATCAATGTTTTACAATGCTCTCATTTATGAAAGAGAAAGCAGAAATAGAATCACAAAATATTAAAAACAAATTCTAATGAAAGGATTTTACCAAGTAACTGAAGTTATAAAGAACCAATTATTATTAGACCCCAATGTAAATACAGTTACAATGGGAGATATTACAAAGATTGATTTAAGTAAACAAACGATGTTTCCATTATCGCATATAATTGTAGGTAATGTAGGCAATGAAAATAATGTATTAAGTTTTAGTTTATCTGTATTAGCAATGGATATTGTAAACGTTTCAAAAGAAGAAGTTGTAGATATATTTGTAGGCAATAACAACGAACAAGATATTTTAAATACACAATTAGCAGTACTTAATAAATTGGTGCAAGTTTTAAGAGGTGGAACGTTACATCAAGATTTATATCAGTTAGATGGCACACCAAGTTTTGAACCTTTTTACGATAGGTTTGAAAATGAAATGGCGGGTTGGGCATTAACTTTTGACGTGTTAATACCAAATGATATTTCAATATGTTAAGCAATGTAGAAAAAGAATTAAAGAATTTTGCAAAGTATGTAGTTACAAAAGCAAGAATGAATCTACGTAGTTCAGATAAAAACAGTTCAGGGGAATTATCTAAAAGTTTAGATTCAGATGTCAATGTTTCTAAAAATAGTTTTCAATTATCTTTTATGATGGAAGACTACGGAGTCTTTCAAGACAAAGGTGTAAGAGGTAAAAGTTCAAGTGCAAAAGCACCAAATAGCCCATTTAGATTTGGAACAGGTACAGGTAAGAAAGGTGGTTTAAGTGAAGGGATTAATAAGTGGGTTAAAAGAAAAAGGTTTCAATTTAAAGATAGAAAAAGTGGAAAGTTTTTAAGTTATGATAGTACTGCTTTTTTAATTAGCAGAAGTATTTATCATAAAGGAATTGCACCGAGTCTATTCTTTACCAAACCATTTGAGAAAGCATTTAAGAATTTAGATAAAGACATTGTGAAAGCATTTAGGTTAGATGTTGAAGCATTATTAGAAACAACAGTAAAGGATAATTTAAAGAAATAAACAATGGCAATATACACAAGGAGTCCGCACTATGTATCAATAGGGGGTTCTGACATATCTTACGCAACTTTAAACATTTACATTTGGGAGGGAGATAAAATAACAGATTTTGATTCAACACCTAAATACACATTAAAGAAATTTAAAACAGGTACATCTACAAAGGTTTCTTTTGAAGTTTCAGAACTAATAAAGGATTATATTCCTATGCCTTTTAACGGTTCTTTTGGTGGTCAAGTTGTTTGGGTTAAATTATCAATAGAAGCATTAGATGTAAATGGTGCAAACCTTGATGATGAAGAATACTTAGATTCTGCCTTTGATGCTTACACATATTTTGAAAACCCAATAGTTGATGACAATGAAAGTATATTAATAGACCAACGAACAGTGTATTTATTAGATGATGTTGCATACAAGCTACCAATAAGAACAAACTTAAATCCAACTGTAACCGTTTACTTGCAATCGGGAACAACAACAGTTTACAACTTTATTTCTAACAACGATAGTACGGAACAGGTAGAATATATAAATACATCAGGTAATAATATAACAAAGATTTCTATTGAAGATGATGTAAGAGATTTGTTTGTGTATGCAAAAACACTACAAGAATGCAAGTATGAACCTCACAAAATAACTTTTGTAAATAGGTACGGAGTATTGCAAGAAATGTTTTTCTTTAAAAAGTCAGTTGAAAAGATGACCGTTAAAAAGGAATCTTATAAAGCAAATATATTTGTTGGTGCAACTTCTTTTGAACCAAATGCTTATGATACTACAAACCACGTTAATAGGGATTTTAATGTTTTAGGTAATGAAAGCATTTCTTTAAGTAGTGGCTATTTAGATGAAGATTACAATGAGGTATTTAAACAACTAATGTTATCAGAAAAAGTATGGCTAACAAGCGATTTAAAAGGAACACCCAAAGTTATACCTGTAAATGTTAAGACAAGTAATATAACCTACAAGACTTCTTTAAATGATAGACTTGTAGAATACACAATAGATTTTGAAAATTCATTTGATACTATAAATAACATTAGATAGATGCAACAAATACAACTATATATTGAGGGGCAAAGGTTGGAATTATTTAAAGATGAAAGTGTTTCTTTAACTGATTCAATTCAGAATATAAAAGACGTTTCTAAAATATTTACTGCGTTTACAAAATCATTTACAATTCCTGCGTCTAAAAATAACAATAAAATATTTAAACATTATTATAATTACAATATTGAAAATGGATTTGATGCAAGGTTAAAAAAAGCATCTAACATTGAATTAAATAGTTTACCCTATAAAGACGGTAAATTAAAGCTAAATAGTGTAAGCCTTAAAAACAATATTCCGTATTCATATAACGTTACTTTTTTTGGAGATACAGTTATTTTAAAAGACGTATTAGGAGAAGATAATTTAGATGCATTAAATTGGCTAGATAATTTTAACATACTTTACAGTCCATCAGTTAATAAGGCAAATCTACAAAACGGTTCTGACTTTACTATTGATAGTGTCACTTATACTGATGCCTTAATAGTATCTTTAATATCTCACACAAATAGGTTTGTATATGAATCAAATAGCCACACGAAAATAGAGGGAATTGAAAACTTATGGTATGAATCTGGAAACGGGCAATCACATCAACACGGTGCAGGTTGGGATGATTTAAAATATTCTATTAGAATACATATAATTATAAAAGCAATAGAAAAGAAATACACAATTGCAAATGGTTATTCTAATAATATAGTTTTTAGTGATGATTTTTTTAACACTACTGAATCAGCATATCATAACCTTTATATGTGGATGCATAGAAAAAAGGGAAATGTTCAAGGTAACGTTGTTGGCACACCATTATACAGTAAATTAATTACAAGTTTTACACCAACAGGTAGTTCGGGAATACCTGCATTTTCAAACGATGGTACTGCGGTTAATATATTTACAAGTACTAATAAATTTCAATCAGAATTAACTTTAACCACAAGTTCAATTGTTATTTATAACGTAGTGGTTAGAAATAGTTCAGGAGAATATTTAAGAACAAATAGCTTATCAGGAACTCAAACAATAAATATTGGAACTCCTTATATGCCACAAAGTGCTTATACGGTAACTATTGAAAGTACTTCTGCAATAACTTTTTCAGAAGTAAAATGGAACGTAACATCTCAATTTCAATCAGGTTATTCGGTTGATTTATTTTCAGGTGCGGTTTCTGTTACGGAGGAATTCATTTTTTACCCAACACAACAATTGCCTGAAATTAAAATAATAGACTTTTTAACAGGTTTATTTAAAATGTTTAATCTAACTGCGTATTTAAAAGATAATGAAATAAAAGTAGATACTTTAGATAATTTCTATGCTGATTATAATATTTATGATATATCAAAATATATTGATGTAAATTCATCTAGTGTTGATGTTGCTTTGCCTTATAGACAAATAGATTTTATTTACGAAGATTACAAAACTTATTTAG